CAGTATTGACTCAAGCTTGCTAAGGCTTGTGCCATGATAGAGTAATAAATATTCACTAGTCATATTTTATTCCCCCACAATCTCGATAATTTTTTTCAAGACTTCTTTGTAGGCACATATGTTACCTTCACAATACCAACTCTCGTCACGACTATCAGACTGACCGAGGGCAATCTCATTAACTTGTATTTGTTTATCAACCCAACCTGCTAAAAGTTTCAGCTTGGTTTCTTTTTTAACAACACTAGCCATAATAAACATCACCTCCTAGTGAAAGCATAACTAAAAATAATAATGCAAATCCGCCAACAATTATGACACCGCTAACGACATAATAAACACACTCTAAAACGAAAGCGATTTCGTCAGAGTACTTCTCGATAAAATCTCTTGTAGGAGATTTTCTTCTTTCCCAAAAATTTCTCATATTACCTCCATGATTTTTTTGGTTATCTGTTTCGACCCTTTTGGGTCTTCATCAGTAGGAAATACACATTTCCTAGACAGAACTCTAAAAAACGAGGCTCTAATTTAGCCTCTAACGAAAAGTTTAGGGGTAAGCAAGGGTAAGGCATACCTAAATATGCCCTACCCTCATAGCTTAAACTAGTAAGCATCACTAGTATCTACGTAAATCAACTCACCGAAAGGTATGTCTTCCCTTTCTCTAGACTCGTTTCTGTAGACCCACTTAGAAGTGATACCCCAAAAGACAGGGATATCAGGCTCTAAGTCTTCATCCACGTAACACTCACCATCAGTGAAATATATCAAGGCATCAATATCTTCATCATCAGTGAAGTCATTAAGAAGATTAAACACTGGGTCAAACTCTGTACCACCTCTGCCACGAAACTTCATATCGATAGTCTCGCCACTGGCAATATCAAATCTATCCCACCATTCATCAGTCTCAGGATTTTTACGAACTGTAGTATCGCAATAACAAACTAAGACTTCATCAATACCTATCTGCTCACAGATTGATTGAACTTCTGCACCAAAGTAATTCAACTCATGCTGACTTACTGAACATGAAGTATCAACTGCAATAGCAATTTTCTTGATGCGAGGCTCTCGCATTTTGCTAGGCAAGTTAAGACCACTCCACTGATATCTGCGGTGAGGTCTAGACCAAGTAGTATCATCAGAGATATCGGTAGACAACAAATCAGTAAGGATATCGACCCAGTTAGTTTGAGCCTCCTTAATTTGTGTCAGCCTATCTGAGACACCGCTTGTGCCATCGCCACTCATACGTTGCATCATATCGCCCAACTGCATTGCTCTCTGAACATCAGACTCTATCTCTTGGATATCTTGCTCAGATAGAGCCTCACCATCCTCACCAGTAGGCATTATGATTTCTCCTTGAGATACAGGGATAGCATCATACTTATCTGTGCCATCTTCTGCATCTTGCTGTGAGTCATCAGTAGAAGAATATTCACCAGTGTCATTTCTTTCCGACTCGTCAGAGCCATCAGAATTTCCACTGTCATTTTCTTCCGAGTCAGAGTCACCATTCTCTTCCTTCATTTGATTGATAGCATCTTGAAGAGCATCATCATCATTATCAAGAATGTGATAGATTTTCTCTGCGGTCATGTGGTCGTACTTTTCATCCCACAAACCACCTTCGGGCAATTCAAAGTCTGTGTGGTCATAGATGTAATTGTTGATAGCATAATCACAGGCTATGTTCCACAACTTGTGATTTCTGTTACCCATCCTAGTGTGATGTAAAAGTATGACGTGGTAGCCTTCATGTAGAAGAACACCTTCACACTCTGCACCAGTAATCTTTAAAACAAAATCATCAGAGTATTTGATAACTTTGCCATCGGTACACATAGTCTCGATACTATTGTCGCTGACTAGAGGCAGACGTAGAAGTATCGAAGATATTCCTACGTCTTTTCTCATGCATCTAGCTAGAGCATTTTGTATTTTTGTTCTAGCTAATTCTGATTTATCTGTGACAACACTAGTCATTTTCACCTCCTTTGAAAGCATCAAAGAAACCTGACTTGACAGGGTCAATGGCATTATCAATATCTTGAGCAACTTCTTTCCTAGCCTTATCAGACTTATCATCATCTGCTCTAATATCATCTACAGAATTTAACTTAACAATAACACCCATAAGCTTTTGGTGAGCCTGAGTAATGGTCTTATCATTACCGCATATAGCCTCATTAAAAGTAGGCAGTAATCCCACTGTATCCTTGAACAAATTCACAGACCCATCCTTGAAGAAACCGCCCTTCCTTTTATTCTTAGGGTCATAGTTTTTTAACTTCTCGGATAAGTGTTCACTTTGCTCAATCAGGTTATCGACTAACTGCTGAACACAAGCTTTAGAGTTAGACTCTTGTAGCCTAGTAACGTCAGCCTTCATCTTCTTAACAAGACTAGATGATGCTTTAACTCTGACATCATCTATGGAAGTAGCATCAGGCACTTGAGCAGTAGACCACTCAAAACGAAACTTACTTCGAATATCATCAAGGTCAGGATAATCATCCTCGTCAAAAGCATCACCAAGAACTTCTTTTGCTCTCTCAATAAGCTTAGGATAGTCTCTGATAAAACCATCAACTTCTTTCCAAAAAGTAGTCTGAGATTTCTCCATTGCCTCGTTCAATTTATCCCAGTGTTTGTTAGGACATAATCTCCAACCACTGACGAGTCTTCCCTCGTAGTGGTCAAAGCTTGTATCAGACCAAGGCAGAGTAAACTCCTTCATAGGCTTTCTCAAAGTATCAACACAAGACTTCCATTGTTTCTTGTGGTCACTACCTACGAGATACTTTTGCACATTGAATGAACTACTCTGAGCCTCGTAATCTTTAGCGAGAGTATCACGTAACTCAGGGTCACTTTTAATGCCACTCCAAGTCTTAGTCTCAAGACGTACCAAGGTACAATTTTGTGCTATTGCACTAACGTTTTTATCTTTATTTTTATTGGTCATTTTTCCTCCTTACCAAAATCAAATTCAACGTTAACGTTATCTACTTTGAACTGAGAATATGTCTCAGTCTCAATCAACTCTTCTCTTCTTGTAACTAATTGTTTCACAAAGAAGATTGAGAACTCAGGGCTAGCACTTTGCTTTACATAGGCTAGAGCATTGTCAAAGTATGCATAAACATCTTTGTCTTTAGCAGACAATATTCTCTGTGTTAAACCAACACAAAGAGCATACATAAGACCGCCATTGCCCTCTTCAATTTCAACCTCCTTACCATCAAGAATATCTTGTAGGTTTGGAAGGTCTTCACTGAGCCTAACGAAGTTAGAAAACTCTATGGCATTTTCTTCACCTATTGTGGTGCAACCAAAGTCTTCCCATAACTTTTTGTCAGCAACTTTTATTGCATTGCTAAAGTTAGTCCAAGTCCTTGGAGAACTTTGCGGAGCAATAATTTTTGGGTCAAACATATTTAGTCTCTCAGGGAACTGCTCAATAAATGCACAGACCCAAGGTGAGACATCATTCTTTGTAGCCCAAGCTAACCAGTCATTAGCACTATGCTCAAAGTCAATAGTGAATACTCTACCGATAAGGTGACTAGGCACTTTAGAACTGCCCGCCCTATCCTCGGCTCTGTTACCCGCAACAACGACTTTCCATCCATCAGGCAACTTGTACTCACCAAGTCTTCTTTCATAAAGCAACTGTCCACTGGCAGTTTGCAAACCTAAGTTTGCCTGAGCAATTTCATCCAAGAATAAAATGCCCTCACCACCTGTAGGTAAGTTACCTAGAAATGCTCTCTTTTGTTCACCAGTATCTTGATTGATATATGGCAAACCACTTAAGTCAATCGACTCGTAGTAAGAGAGTCTAAAATCAATAAACCCAAACTCTTTTTTGTTTGGATTAATTGCATCTTCGCCTTCAACAATCTTGCGACCTTTTGCAAGTGTCTCAGCTATATCTCGAACAACTGCTGATTTACCAACACCTGTTCCTCCACGAAAGAATGGCACATTGCCAATCTCTAAAATAGTAAGAGCCAATTCCTTAGCCTTACTTGGTATAAATGATTTCATATTTCATTTCTCCATAGTTACCGATTTCATGCTTTTGCAATCATCAGACAGGGCGACACCCTGTTATCGATAAAAGAATATTCACTGGTGAATATTTGTGGGCAGATTTCTCTGCCCACCATCCTCCTAGTTTTGAATTGCAGATATGAATTCTTCCTTGAACTTCCTTGCTTGACCCATCATTTCTAGTAATGCCCATTCCTTAGCATCCTTGAAATCTACAACTGTGAGCCAGTTATGATGAACATAAAAATCATCATGCAATCCACGAACAGTGACATCATAGCCATACTTTCTGTCATAGCTTATGACCGCCTCTGTTGTTCCGAATGGACACTTGGCAGACCATTGTCCAAACTTATAAGTTTTCTCACCAACTTCCTTGGCATCATCGTTCCATACTAATTTATATTTCATATTTCCTCCTTGAAAAAATTAGTTACCGATTTCATGCTTTCGCAATCGTCAGACAGAGTACACACTCTGTTATCGGTGTGGGCAGATTTCTCTGCCCACTTTCCTCCAGTTAAGAAGTTAGAAGAACAATTCTGTACTCGCCCATGACGTTAGTATTC